CAGATGTTCAACTTGCATATTGACAAATTATGGGATCGTTGTTTAGAAGATCCAGAAAAAATATGTCGTATTACATTTTTCTTAGAAGATTGGAAACCTGGACAATTTTATATGTATGGTAATTATATATATGAACGTTGGAAAGCCGGCGAAGCACATATTTTTGATTGGCCCAATGTACCACACGCAACGGCTAATACAAGTAGTTACCCGAGACCTATTATTCAGATTACAGGATTAAAATCTGAAAAGACTAGAGAAATTATTGCTAACGGTTCACGTGACACAGTATGGACACTAGAGTAAGAAGTGGTAGAAATTGAAACCAATACTAACAATAATGACAGGACCACAAGGTAGTGGTAATCATCTATTCAGTAAAGCATTAGGTCAAAATAAAAATATTTTTGCATGGCCTAGTTTACAAGAAAAGTATTGGGAAGGGCACGACTTAGAACCATTTGCAGAATATTGGAAACACCCTAGTAGATTAAACAGATTTGACTGGACTCAAAGTTATCATTATGCAACAAGTATCAGTTGTCCATATTTTGATGATGGTAAAGAAACTATTCCAAATTATAAAAAATTTACAAAAGAAGCAAGTAAATATGCAAATATCCAATTTGCTATTATTGGTAGAGATAAAAACATATTAGAATTACAACAAGCGAGAGTAAGGGGTAAACTTACTACTCCTTTTTTTATGAAAGAGATTGAATATATAATCTCAAATTATAAAACAATTTTTGCAAGTCAAGAGTTATTATACCTGTATAAATTATCTTATTTAAATTGGTTAGAAACAGAAATAGGGTTATTGCCATTAGAACTAACTACTAATGATACTATACTTTTAAAAATATTGAATACTGACGCCAATGCAAAATATATATCACAAGCAGAGTCGAAATTAGACGAAACAATAAAATTAGCAAGTAGTAAAAAAGGTGCAATATGAAAATTTTAATATTTGGCTTGCCCGGTAGTGGAAAAACTACACTAGCAAAGCCAATGGCGGACTTACTCGGTGCAATACACATTAATGCAGACGAAGTACGCAAAACTTATGATGACTGGGACTTTAGTTTAGTAGGTCGTTTAAGACAAGCCCAACGTATGCGTCATTTAGCAGACGGTGTTGTTATGGCAGGAAAAATTGCTATAGCAGATTTTGTTTGTCCTACTGAACAAGCACGAAAAGAATTCAATCCAGATTATACAGTTTGGATGAATACTATAAAAGAAGGTCGTTATGAAGACACGAATACTATGTTTGAAGATCCACTTCATTATGATTATCATGTAGCAGAATGGTTTACTGATACACATCAACAACTTTCAGCAGTTATAAAAAATTATATCCTTAGAAAAGAAAATAAGCCTACAGGGAGATTATAATGTTTGACTGGAAAAAACCAACAACACAAATGTTAGGCAGATGGCAACCTTGGCACGATGGTCATACAGAGCTTTTTAAACGTGCATTAGCACAATCTGGACAAGTGATTATTATGGTAAGAGATGTACAAGGAGCAGATGCTGGTATGGGTAATACTGATAATCCTTTTGATTTTAACCAAGTTGTAGTCAATATACGCAATGGTTTAGAAAAGCATGGATTTACAATGAATCAAGAGTATATTGTTATGAAAGTACCTAATATTATCGACATAAGTTATGGTAGAGGTGTAGGTTACACATTTACAGAACATGACTTAGGAAAAGAAATACATAACATTAGTGCAACAAAAATCCGTGCAAATATGCGGAATTCTGGTAAATTATAAAAAAAGATAAAAAACCGGTTGACTTTGATTACCCAATACTGTATATTAATAATTAACAACTAACACAAAAGTCTTTATAAAACTTTTGAGTTTGTGGCGGAACAACTCTTCGGCAGAGGGGTAACGCACACTAATTCTTTTTAGGCGCCCGAGTGGGTAGGTTTAAGAGGAGGTGGTTCTAGTATATTTCATATCTAAACCTTGCAAAAAATAGATGTGATCTGCTATTAGAAAGTTGGGGGTGAGTTCACAGCAAGGCCCTCCGAACAGTTAGTTGTAACAATTATTTCACATTCAGAAAAAAAAGGTTGACTTTGGATAAGAAGATAAATATAATTGTTAGCAGTACATCAGGAAGGTGTACAAATTGCTATCATAGGCAATATTATTAATAACATAACTAGGCAAAAGAGAGGCATATATTATGGCATCATTAGCAGATATCCGTGCGAAACTACAAGCACAGGACACCCGCTCACAAGGCGGAAACCGCGGCGGCGACAACGCAATTTTCCCACATTGGAACATTTCAGAAGGACAAAGTACAACACTTCGTTTTCTTCCAGATTCCAATTCACAAAACACATTTTTCTGGGCCGAACGAGCAATGATTCGTTTACCGTTCCAAGGCATTAAAGGACAAGTAGATAGTAAACCTATTACTGTTCAAGTACCTTGTATGGAAATGTGGGAACCAGTAGGTTCTTGTCCAATTCTAGCAGAAGTTAGACCGTGGTTTAAAGACAGTTCTTTAGAAGACATGGGTCGTAAGTATTGGAAAAAGAAATCTTATGTATTCCAAGGTTTTGTGCGTGATAATCCATTAGATGAGGAATCTCCAGAGAATCCAATTCGTAGGTTTATTATGGGACCACAATTATTCAACATTATCAAGGCATCTTTAATGGATCCTGATATGGAAGAATTACCAACAGATTACAATAAAGGAATTGACTTCCGTGTTGTAAAAACTTCTAAAGGTGGTTACGCAGATTATTCAACTTCTAATTGGGCAAGAAAAGAAACTGCTCTTTCTGAAGAAGAACAAAAAGCGATTGAAACATATGGTCTATATGACTTAAATGATTTCCTTCCTAAAAAACCTAATGAAGCCGAAGTTGGCATTATCAAACAAATGTTTGAAGATAGTGTCGATGGTAAGGCATATGACTCTGAAAAGTTTGGACAATATTTCCGACCTTCGGGAGTACAACTACCGGACAATGGTAGTGCTAAAACAGTAGAAGCGGCTCCAACGCCAACTCCTACTGCAACTCAGACATCTGCTCCAGCAGAAACTGTGTCTGCTCCACAAGTTGAAGCAGTTGCAACTCCGGTTGCGGCACCTGTGGCAACACCGGCCCCAGCAACATCAGGTGGTGAATCAGGACAACGTGCTGAAGATATTTTAGCAATGATTCGTTCAAGACAACAGTAATAAATCTAGGGAGGCGACTTCGGTCGTCTCCTATTTTTAACGTGAGAGATAAAACATGGCAAAACCGTTTGACGTAAGTAAATTTCGTAAAGATATTACGAAAAGTATTGATGGTTTAAGTATTGGCTTTAATGATCCAACAGATTGGATTAGTACAGGAAGTTATGCATTAAACTATCTAGTAAGTGGAGACTTTTATAAAGGTCTTCCGTTAGGAAAAGTAAGTGTATTCGCAGGAGAATCAGGAGCAGGTAAAAGTTACTTTGCATCTGGTAATGTAATTAAGTCTGCACAAGAACAAGGTATCTTTGTAGTATTAATTGACTCTGAGAATGCATTAGATGAAACGTGGCTAAAAGCATTAGGCGTAGACACAAATGAAAGTAAACTATTAAAATTAAGTATGGCAATGTTAGATGATGTTGCTAAAACTATTAGTACGTTTATGAAAGATTATAGAGATATGCCTGATGGCGAAAGACCAAAGGTATTATTTGTAATTGACTCATTAGGTATGATGATGACACCAACAGAACTTAATCAGTTTGATAGTGGTGACATGAAAGGCGATATGGGTCGTAAAGCAAAAGCTCTAAAGGCATTAGTAACAAACTGTGTTAATATGTTTGGTAGTTACAATGTAGGGCTAGTAGCAACAAACCACACTTACCAATCACAAGATATGTTTGATCCAGATGATAAAATATCTGGTGGACAAGGCTTTATATATGCTTCAAGTATTGTTATTGCAATGAAGAAGTTAAAACTAAAAGAAGACCTTGACGGAAACAAAGTAAGTGATGTACGTGGTATTAGAGCAGGTTGTAAAGTAATGAAAACT